TCATGCAGGACGCCGGCGCGCTGACGTCGTGGCTCTCGACCAAGGTGCCCGAGAAGTTCACGTCGTTCATCAACGACGTCATCATCACGGGTGACGGCGTGGGCAAGCCGCAGGGCATGCTGAACTCCGCCGCGAAAGTCACGGTCGCTGCCGTGAGCGGGCAGGGTGCCGGCACCGTCGTCGCGAGGAACATCGTCGACATGTTCGCCCGCTCGTACGGGCCGCTTCGCCGAAACGGTGTGTGGCTCATCAATCAGGACGTCGAGCCGCTGCTGCAGGTGCTCGTGATGCCCGGGACCTCACCGAACTTCCCCGCGTACCTCCCGCCGGGCGGTCTCTCGGCGGCACCCTACGCGACCCTGCTCGGTCGCCCGGTCATCCCCATCGAGGCGTGCCCCGCGCTCGGCACCGAGGGCGACATCATGTTCGTCATCCCGAACCAGTATCTCGTGGTGCTGAAGGGTGGCATGCGCACGGACGTGTCGATGCATCTGTACTTCGACTCGGACCACACGGCGTTCCGTTTCGTCATGCGCATCGGTGGTCAGTCGTACTGGCCGGCGCCTGCCGCTCGTCGCAACGGGTCGAACACGCTGTCGCCCATCGTGACGCTGAACGGCACCCGCACCTGATGCCGTTGTTCAACCATCAACCAATCAACTGAAAAGGAACCAACACAATGCGAACCGACCAAAGCAGCCTCAAGCGAGTTCTCCCCTGCGTCAACCCCGGTGCCGCCATCACGGGCAACGGCACGACCACCGGCGCCACCATCGACTCGGTAGGATTCGAGTCGCTCACGTTCGTCGTGCAGACCGGCACCATCACCGATGGTACCTTCGCCGGGCAGGTGTGGGGTGGCAATGCGGCGAACATGTCCGACGAGGTTCAGCTCACTGCGGCTGAACTCATCGGAGCCAACATCGCCATCGCCACGACCGACGACAACGTGTGCGAGCGCGTGGGCGTGAACATCCACGCGGTGGCGAAGCGCTACTACCGGCTCAAGCTGGTGCAGGTCGGCGCGACGTCGGGCGGCATTCTCGCCGCCAACGCCATCCTCGAGAACCCGAGGTTTGCGCCCACGGCCGTGCCGTAAGCTGAAGTCTTGCGCGGGACAGCAGCGGCGTGCGTCAGGTCACGTCGCTGTGTGTCTCACCTTCGATGGTGACCGCGCATTCGAGGTCACATGCCTGCACGACTCATCACAGCCCCTGTCGTCGAACCCGTCTCGCTGCCCGAGGCCAAGAAGCATTTGCGCCTCGAGAACTCAATCGATGACGACTACGTCACCGGTCTCATCGTCATGGCTCGCCAGTATCTCGAGCACATTTGCTGGCGGTCGTTCATGCTTCAGACGTGGGAGATTTCCCTCCCCGGATTCAGAGGAGATGACCGGCTCGAGCTCACTCCTGAATGGCAACCATCCCCATACGCGTCGGGCTTTGCTCCGACCTCGTGGCTCATCGGGTCGCGAGGCTACAAGTTCCGTCCGTTCCTCGAGCTTGACCGCGGACATCTGGCTGATACGCCCAACGTTGCCGTGACCTACTACGATGCCGACAATGTTCTGCAGACACTTCCGTCGTCTCACTACTACGTCACGGGTGTAAGTGACGAGACGAGATGCGGTCGTCTGTGGCTCAACGAGCCGGGTGGATTCTTTTGGCCCAACGTTGCCGTGAGACCTGATGCCGTACGTGTCACGGCGACGTACGGCTACCTTAACACAACCAAAGTTCCCGAACCCATCAAGCATGCAATCAAGCTGATGGTCTCTCAGATGTACGAGCAGCGGACTCCTCAGGTCACCGGCACCATTGTGGCCAACATCGATTTCACTATTGACGCTCTCATCGCACCCTACAGGTTCAACATCCTATGATTCGCGCCGGCCCGATGCGACATGTGATGAGGGTCGAGAAAAGAAGCACGACCCGTGATTCAGCAGGTGAACCTCTTCACACGTGGACGACTCTCATCGAACGCATGTGCGCCATCGAGCGTGCACCCGGTAGCGAGGTTTGGGCTTCAGTCGGGAAAAACTCCCGGGTCCCTGCTGTGTTTCGCATGCGCTACTCGGCTGACATCATCAAGTCTGTTGGAGACAGCGACGTGCGGGTTGTCGTCAACGAAAAGCTTTACGACATCTCGAGCGCGTTCGACCCTGACGGACTCAAGCACGAGATGATTGTCACGGCAATCGAGAAAGTTCAAGAGGTGCCGTGATGCTCGAGATGGAAGTGCATGGCTTTAAAGAACTCTACGAGAAGCTCGAGCAACTGCCCGAGCGTCTTGCCGTGAAGGTCTTGGCGAAAGCTGCCCGCAAGGCTTTCAAGCCCGTGTTAAACGATGCACGTGGAATGGTTCCACAAGACACGGGCGCGCTTCGTGACTCGTTGCGAATCACCGTCAGGAAAGGGCGCGGCAACGAACCCATGCGCGTTGGTCTTCGCATCGGCGCTGCGAAAGGTGGCAACGCTGACGCCGCTCTGCCGCCCGCCCGTCGATGGCATTTCATCGAGCTTGGAACGGCAACCCAAGCGCCACACCCGTTTCTCAGGCCAGCGCTCGACCGGAACAAGCAGGTCATTCTCGAGACACTCAAGACCGAAATCGCTCAACATCTTTCCAAGATTGCCAAAGGTGGGAAGCCATGAAGCGCGTGGCGTTTCTTCCGACTGCAAGTGGAGCTCCCATCCTTACGGGACCGCTCCCAACGTTCCTCTCGTACACTTCAAAACTTGGTGCAGCACGACCTGTTACGCCAACCATCTCGAGACTCGCCAACGGTCTGTGTCTCTTCACGGCCTCGAGCGACGATGTGCGCGAAGGCGTCGCGTACCTCATTGAAAATCCCTCGGGCGCTTCGCCCCGCTACGTCGCGGGTTCAGTTCACACCGACGCAAAGCCTTTCGGTCTGGTCTTTCTGGTCGACGGGTCTGAAGCCTTGTGGAGTGGTTCGGCTCCATCCATCTCGCTGTTTGATTTCAACGGAACGTCACGCACGCCAACACTGCAGACCTTGTTCGGCAGTTGTCTCTACGCCGTCATCGTCAACGACTCCGACCTTTCGACAGGTGTCGGTTGTCTTGTCACGTCACCGTCAGGCGCGTTCCCATCGTACTACGCCGGCGCGTTCGGTCTTTCCGTTTCGTCCCCGGGCACGTCACTCGCTGAAGACCTCGTTGCAGCGCTCGAAGCCGACGCCACCGTCATCGCTCAAGTGTCGACCCGCATCTACCCGAACCTGCGCCCGCCCGCCCCGTTCGTTCTTCCGTTCGTCGTCTACAGTGTCATCTCACAAACAGTCGAGAACGCACTCGCCGAATCTGCACAGACGAGACTCAAACACACACGCGTGCAGGTGGACGTCTATGGTCACTCGTACATCTCGGCCCGGTCAGCAGCAACTGCCGTCGAGAACGTTCTTGCCAACCTGCCGGGTCCTGACTTCGTTGGATACAAAGACAGCGAGCGCGATTTGTACGACAACGAAACCGGGTTGCATCGAGTGTCGACCGACTACATGTTGACCCGCGGGTAGGGTGTCCACGAAGCGCTGCAGAATGAAGCTCACTCGTAGTTGGAGGAAACACAATGGGAACGCCAACCAAAGCCAAGCCGACCAAGAACACGCAGTGTCTCCGTGGTGACGGAGCCACGCCGACCGAAGTCTTCAACCTCATCGGTGAAGTGACGAGCTTCTCGGCGCCCACCGTGACGACCGAGGAAATCGAAGTGACAAACTTCGATTCGACTGCCAAGGAGTTCATCTCCAGTGGACTCGCCGACGGCGGGGAAATCTCGCTCGAGATGAACTTCGTCGGGAGCGACCTGCAGCAGCAGGGGTTGCGGACCGATGCCTACTCAGGCATCACGCGCAATTTCCGCTTCATCATGAACGACCACCCCACCACGAAGACCACCGTCACCTTCGCCGCGTTCGTCAAGATGGTCGACGGACCCAAGGGCGGCGTAGGCGAAGCCTACAAGACTTCTGTCACGCTCAAGGTGACGGGTCAGCCGACGTGGAGCTACGCGCCGTAACACAACAACCAACCCCGCTTCACTGAAAGGAAGAAACAACCATGGCTGTTCTGACCGTTTCCAGACTCACCCGAGACAGCGCCACTGGAGTTGACATCGCTGGCGTCGCAGCAAGCGCCGGTGGTGACACCTTCGCCAACGATGGGCAGACGCTTTTCAAAATCTTCAACGGCGGTGGCGCTTCCATCACTCTCACCGTCGTGACGCCCGCAACCGTTGAAGGCCTTGCAGTGGCCGACCGTACCTACACTATTCCGGCGTCGGGCCGTCGTGTGATTGGTCCGTTTCGCCCAAGTCTGTACAATGATGCCGGCGGTGTCGTTGGCGGGAGCGTCAGCCTGACGTATTCCGCCGTGACTTCCGTCACCGTCATGGCCTTTTCCTACCCCATCGACTGAACACAAGGACTACATACATGAGTTACCTGACGCTCGAGCAGCTGACCAATCCCAAGACCTACAAGTTCGAAGAAGTGGAAATCGAAGAACTCAAAGTCAAGGTTCGTCTCGCAGAACTCAATGCCGGCCGTTCTCTCGAGTTCAAGAATCTCGAGCAGAGCAAGGGCAAGAACCCCAACGACGACATCGAGCGCAAGCAGATGGTCGTGCTGCTGTGTGGTTCAGTCGTCGATGAACACGGACAGTTGATGCTGAACGAGAAGACCGCCGGTCAGTTCATCAACGCTGTGTCATTCAGAACGCTGCAGCGAATCGTCGACAAGATTCTCAAAATGTCGACGCCTGACGAGAGTGCATCGGGAAACTGAAAGGGCAACCCGAACGAGTCTTGGCCTTCAGGCTTTGCCTCGCTTTGGGTTGCCCGCACCCCGACTACTTGCTCGAGAAAATCACTCTGAAACAGCTGTACGAATGGCAGATGTACGCTTCACTCGAGCCGTTCGGGTTTCCCATGCTGGACATGATGCAGGCTCGTCAAATGTGGGCGAGCCTGCGTTCTACGTCTGACAAGTCATGGACTGGCCAACCCGGTGATTTCCTCATCTCGAAACCAGACGAGGTTGAGAAGACCGTCGACCCTGTCGAGTATCTGACCGGATTCTTCGGCGTCGGTCCGCCGCCGCGTCCACCAAGCGAGGTTGAATAAGCCATGGCTTCTGAATCGCTCGCGTCACTTCTCGTCGACCTCAAACTCAACACAGCAGGTCTCAAGTCGAGTACGGACAAGGCTGTCAAACAGCTGTCGGGACTCGAGTCACAGACGAAGAAAATCGCAAGCAGCGTCAAGACGCTCGAGTTCAAGGAAGTATTTGGAGCGATTCTCGACGGGACGAAAGCCTTGGGGCAGTTCATCTTGCAGGGCGCTGAAGCCGCTGACAAGATGGGTAAACTCTCACAAGCCGTCGGCGTATCGGTCGAGACTCTGTCAGGCCTCGACTACGCCGCCGGCTTGTCGGGTCTGGCGACGGACGAACTCGGTGCCTCACTCGGTAAGCTCAACAAGGCAATGGCCGAAGCAAGTTCGGGCGGAAAAGAGCAGGCCTCGACCTTCGCCGCGCTCGGTGTGTCCGTCGTCGATTCGGCTGGTCAGCTTCGTTCGACCGAGGCCGTTCTCGGCGACCTTGCCGATACCTTCGCCGGCATGCAGGACGGGGCCGCGAAGACTGCTTACGCCATGAAGGTGTTTGGCAAGAGCGGTGCTGACATGATTCCTTTCCTCAACATGGGGAAGACTGGAATCAAGGAACTCGTCACCGAGGCCGAACGTCTCGGTGTAGTGATGAGTTCCAGAACAGCCAAGAACGCAGAGGCCTTCAACGACGCCGTCGAGAAGGTTCACCGGGCCGTCAAGGGTGTAGCGATTCAAGTAGCCGGGGCTCTCGCCCCTGCCCTGACGACGCTCATCGACAGGTTTTTGAAAAGCAGCGACTCGGGCAACACGCTGAAGATGGTTGCTCAAGGAATCACCGTCGTGTTCAAGACTCTCATCAGCGCCGGCATTCTCGTAGCCGCCGCGTTCGAGGGTGTCGGCAAAGGTATCGCCCGCATTGCCAGTGCCGTTGCGAACTTTGCTCAAGGGAACTTTGCCGAAGCTCTTCAAGACAGCGCGAAGGCGATGTTCTTGAATGACTTGCAAGACTCGTTCACCAGCGCCTTCGAAACCATCGACGCGATGTGGAGCGCGACGGCTGACACGGCTGAAGAATCCGGGAACCGTCAAGCCAAGTCAGTCAAGATGGTCAACGCTTCTCTTGACGAACAAAAGAAGAAGCTCGCCGAAGCCCGGGCAATGATGGAGGCCGAACTCAAAATCAAGTTCGGTCAGATGAATCGGCAGACCGCCAATAGAAGTCAGGCGTTCAACGATATCCGTCCGACAGGTGGCATGTTTGCTCAGTTCGGCGGCGAGTCCGTGAACTTCAAACGAGCAACGGAAGGTTTCAAGAACTTCCAAGATGCACTCGACCGCACGGCCACCGCAATGAAGAACTACGAGTCGTATACTGCTGAAGCCGCGCAGCTCGAGAAAGAGGGGTTTGGCCAACTGGCAGCGAGTGCTCGTGGTGCTGCTGATGCACACAAGGCTCTTGCTGAATCTGCTGAGGGTGCGGCCAAAGCGTTCGAGAATCAAGCCCAGCAACGAGCCGACGCGACTGACGGACTCATCAATCGATTTTCGTCCAAGCTTGGTCGTCTCGGTGAAGTGATTCAGTCTGCAGGTCAAGGTCTGCAGGCCGGTGGCCCATGGGGCGCAGTCATCGCTGCGATTGCAGAATTGATTTCAGGTTCATCCCAGTTCTCGGAGTTGATTCAAATCTTCAACGAAATTCTAGGGGCTCTTGGTGATTCTCTCGGCTCCGTTCTCGAGTTCACGTTGCAAATGGTCAAAGCGGTAAGACCCATCTTCCCGGTCATCGGTCAATTCATCGAAACGTTCTTCAAGCTCACCAATGCATTGCGAGGCATCTCGGTCGTGAGCGACATGATGGCTCCCATGCTGAACATGCTTACGTTCATTCTCGAGCCTATCACCGCGTTGATTGACACCTTCTCGAGACTGCTTGAAGGATTGAAGGTTTTCGAAATCATCGTCGGTGTCGTGTCGGTTGTGTTCAACACAATCTCGCTCGTCATTCTCGCGGTCATTCGAGGAATTCAAGCAGTCTTCAACTTCGTTCTGCAGGCCATTCGAGATGTCGCCGCGATTCTTCTGCTCGACACATCAGGGCTCGACGGGATGCTCAACGACAGTCGTCGTGCAATGGCCAACACCGAAGCTCAAATGGCTCGCATCTGGAACAACATCACCGACCCGCGAGCAGGGAGCAAACCTGCTACCGCAGAGTTCGAGGGGTTGGGCGACGTCGTCGTCGACACGACGAACTCCATCGAGAAGCTGGGCGAGACAGCTGAAGAAGTCACCGAGCAACTGCTCAACGTTCCGACCGGGTACAAGGTTGCAACCGCTCGTTTCATGGCAAGCCTCGCGGAGTCTTCGACGGGTGGTCTGCAGTGGGGTTACATGGCTGCACTCGACTTCGAGAACCGTCAAGGTCGCAAACTGTTTACGGGTCAAGGCAACCCGTTCCCCGGAGGTAGCCCGTGAGCTTTCTCAGAATCAATGGAGTCATCGCCCCTGTCAAAGCAGACTCTGCCAACGAGCGCGCTCAACTCATCGAAGACGTCGCGCGTATGGAAGACACATCACTGTTCATCGACCGACGAGGGGAGAAAGGTGTGTGGCGGGTCGTGCTCGTCCTTCGCGGTGAGTCGGTCGACAATCAAGCCGAATATTGGCGCAAGTTCATTCATGGTGAAGGACAGTACATGTCCTTTGACGCAAACCTCTACAGCTCGAAAGGGTTGGGCCCCTCCGTCGTCACCAACTCAGTTCAAAGCGCGGGCGGGTTCTGGCTCGGCGCTGGCAAGGTAACTCAAACCGCCGGCTCGGGTGTGCTGACATATCCAGCCTTGCGACCGAACTCGACGACCGGGTGGACGGTGATGGTTGCCCGCAAGCTCGGTGCCGGCGTCTTTCAACATTTCGTGGTGAACAGTCTTGGTGAAGAGTTCGTCAACGGTGTGTTCGGAATCGTCGGAACGACGTGGCTCGTCGTCAACACGACAGCAGGGACCGTTACCTTGAACGCCGACGCGGCCCAATCTACCGTCATCGATGAACTCGTCATCTATCCGTACATCGTTCCGTTCAACTGGGTTCAACAGCTGTACAACTTTCAGAACCCGGGCAGCGGCAACAAGCAGATTGGTTCGATGCGCACCATCAAGATTGACGGTCGACTCATCGATGACGGCGGACCTCGTAACGTGATTGGTCGCGTCACCGGCTCCGAGCTTCGCCACCGCCGCCGCCAATCGGTTTTTCTTCCGTACCGCACCATGACGGTCGAGTTCGAAGAGGTCTGACACATGCGAACCATCAACGCTGACTACGACGCTCTGCTCAAAGCGAAGGGTGGAACCTTCAAGCGGTTTCGTGTGCGTGTGCGTGACGCGCTCGGAACGCTGCGCGACCTGACGACCTACCCCGGAATCGACTTCGTCGTCAGCGCTTCGTGGAGTGAGAACGTAGATTCACAAGGACACGACTGCACCATCGTCATCAGGAGAAACTACGAGCTTCTCAATCTGAGTCCGTTCATGGAAGGGAGCGCGCTCAACAGACGCTTCGAATCGCCGGGCACGTACGCGCCTCTCATCGACCTCGGGCGCGAGGTGTTCGTGGACTGGAGCATTTCAGCTACCGAGACACCCACCTACGTCGTCGGGTTCCACGGCTACATCGACAGCTTCAACCCGGCCAACAGTGATGGCACGATGCGGCTCACGGCGCGTGGTCAGTACGCGCTTGCACTTGACACGTTCATCGAACGCGAACGGGCGTATGCATTCGCCACCCCGTCCGACATCGACGCAACCAAAGGTCTTCGCATCTACGCAAACGGAGACGTGTTCGCGGCTGGTGAACTCGTCATTCCGTCTGAGGCGAAACTGAACGGGCGCTTCTACGCAATCAGTTCAATCACTACAGGCATCGCTGGCACTGAAGGAACGTGGCCAATCGGTGGGTCCACCACGTTTGGCGGCGTCACCGTCACTGACGTCGGACCTACGACGACCTCGGTCGGGACCAACGTCGAGACAGTCATTCAGCAGATACTCAACGACAACATGACGTCAGCGCCGACCCTGACGACGACCGTGTCGCCAGCGTGGTTGATTCGCTACTACAAGCAAAGCCGCACAGGTGTGTGGCTTGCCATCAGGGCACTCGTCGACCAGATTGGTTGGGACCTTCGTTACAAATTCAACGCAGGGCTTGGTGACTATCGCCTCGAGCTCAACGACGTGCCGCGCTCGGCTACGATTCCGAACCGCGAGTTTAGAGCTGACGAACGTTTCAGACTCTCCCGGCTCGAGACGAAGCTCGAGGGAATCCGCAACGTCGTGCGCGTCATCTTCCGCGACTCGCAAGACCTCGACCCGTCACTCATCCCACGCCGCAAGGTGGTCGAGGTCGTCGATTCGACGTCAGTCTCCAAGTACGGACGAAGATTCATGGAGGTCGGTGAAGGGAAGACGACGAACATCGACACGACCAGTGAGGCGACGACCTTCGCCAACATCATGCTTGCCGACTTGAAAGACCCGGTCGCAGAGCTCGAGGTCGAGATGCCGTTCTTTCCGTTCGTCGAGCTTGGTGACCTCTACAGATTCAAGGCTGATGGCGTGCACAGTGACGTCGACCAAGACCTCGCAGTCGTTTCGTACTCTCACAGCATGACGAGCGGAGAGAAGCCCAAGGCTACGACGACCATCACTTGCCGTGGAAAGCCGAGTGGTGGTTATCGTCGGTGGCTCGCGTTCGAGTCGGGTCGCAACGTAGGTTCTCAATCGTTGTCAAAACTGATTGGGTTCAACCATTCGGTCAACGTCGACGTGCGTACACCCGGCGGAGTGTCCGTGCTGCCGCGCGACTTCTTCAGCAAGTCTGCTCACGCCGCGGCCATGGAGTTTCACGTTTCCAAAACTGCAGGTTTCCTCCCTAGCCCTACGACTCTGAAGCAGTCAGGCTACAACCTCGAGTTCAACGCCGGGAACCTCGACCCCGGGGATGTGCACTATGTGCAGACGATTCCATGGCACTACGAGAACGGCATCATCGTTCGAGGTCAACCGTCGTTCGAGGTTTCGTTCACGCCCGGCTACATTGAGCCAAGACATCTGAACCCGGAGCGGTTCCGTGGGGAGCTTCCACCAAACGGGAGCTTCGAAGGCTTCACCCGGTCGGAAGGCGTCAACGTTCCTCCCGACCAGTGGGAGATGGTGACCGGAACGTGGAACACCGACATCACCATCGGCCCCGCAAAGGGCGGCGCTGATGCACGTGATGGTTCCTCGTATATCAGGTTTCTCGCGACGAGCGTTGCAGCCTCAATTCGAAGCAAGTGGTTTCCGGTTTCAGGCGGCGACCCCTACGAGCTTTCGGGTTGGTTGTTCCGCAACACTGGAACACAGAGCATCGAACTCATCGTGGAGTACGCCACTGCTACCAAGTCCATCATCTCGTCGTCAGGATTGGCCGTCGCTCTCTCGGACTACACCGAACTCGTGTGGACTCAACTGAGAACCCGGGAGAACGCACCAAGCACAGCAGCCTTCGCGCGCGTGTACGTGCGCAAGGTGACGGCAGACACACACTCGTTCTGGTTCGACGCAGTCAAGTTCGAACGCATTGGAGAGCCATGGCACTACATCGGAGACACAGACGAACCCCCGTTTGAAAACAGTTGGGACAACTTCGACGCCATCAACGAACAACGTGCAGCGTTCAGAGTTGCCAATGGATTCGTCGAGCTTCGCGGCATCGTTTCGTCAGGCACAGTAGGCGCGGTTCCAATGTTTACGCTTCCTGTTTACGCGCGACCTCAATACGCCGTGCGGTTTCCGGGCGTGAGCAACGCGGCTTTCTATCTGCTCGAGGTGCGAGACAACGGAGAGGTGTGGTGCGTCAATGGCGACAACGCATGGGCCAGCCTCGAGGGGTGCCGCTTTGCTCTCTTCCAGTGAGTTGTGTTTGTCATGTGGTAAGTGCTGCGACGGTTCAGTCTTCACGTCAACGACACTCGACACATTCGAGCGTCAACACTTCAAGTTAAACGAGCTGCCGCAGCCGTGTGCCTACTTCAAAGGCGCATGCGTCATCTACGAAGACAGACCCAAGGCGTGTGAACACTTCGCGTGCAACGCGGCCCGGGAACTCCTCGAGAGAACCATGACGCTCGAGCAGGCGCTGCAGTCCACGAGACGAGGGATAGTGCTTTGAAGAGAAGGTCAACAAGGAGGGTTGGCGTGGCGAACGAAGACAAGCAGGTTACCAATGGAACTCTTCACGGCGAGGTCGTCTCGTTGTTTCGTCGCCTGTTGGGCACGCAGGCGTTAGCCGTGCTCGCGTTCGGTCTGCTTGCCGGCGGCACCGCGCTGTGGGCGTACAAGGCGCTTGCGCAAGAGGCCCGTCAGCAGGCCGATGCCGGTGTGCAGAGCTTGCGCCTCGACGTCAACGACATGACGAAGCGTCTTGACCGACACGAAGCTGATGCGAATCAGACCCACATCGAACTTCGTCAAGAGCTTCAGAGCGTGCGTGGACGTGTTGAAGAAACGCAAGCCGACATCAGAGCACTCTACCGTTACCAACGAACAGGCCTCGCCCAACCAAGGCTCGAGGCCGGCTATGACGGAGGTTCACCATGACTCGCGAGTGGTCCACACTCGCAAGCGCGTTCGAGCGGCGTGTGCTCCGTTGGGCGTTTCGTCAGCTGGGCTCGAGCTACGTGTGGGGTGGCAAGGGTGACTTGCGATTCGACCCGGTGAAAGGTCTTCGCCCGTGGGTCGTAGGTGAACTCCTCAACCCGTCGCGCAAAGCATACGACTGCAGCGGACTCGTGGCGTGCGCGCTGCGCGAAGTGTCTGGCTTCGACATCAGGGCCAAGTGGAACACAGGCTTGATGCTCGAGTCGACAAAGACTTACGCGGCCCGCGATTTCTACCATGCTCAACTGAGGTTCTACGGCCCGAGCGTCGTCAACCATGTCGCCTTCGCTTTCCCCTCCCGTGGTGCATGGGATGACAGCGTCATGTTGCTCGAGGCGGCCGGCGCAGGGAGCGATGCTATCAACGAAACCGTCGCCATGAAGCTTGGTGCTTCCGTGCGGTACGCGGAAGAAGGCGTCAGGCAAGACGACCTCATCGCGTGGGTCCCGCTGTGGAGTCTCGGTGTCGCTGCAGGAGCCGTACCCAAACCATGAAAGGAAAGACCATGCTTCTTCGTTTCGTCGCTCTCTCGATTTTCTTCGTCCCGCTGATGGCTTTCGCGCAAGAGGTCGTTGCTCCCGTTGTCGACCCGCTGCTGTCTGACTTGGGCGAACTGGTGCAGCACGCCAAGCTCGGCCGGACCGTGCTCGCCATTCTCGCCGCCGTCATTCTCGTCGTTCGCCTGACGCTGCGGTTCGGCTCGAGGATTCCCGGCGCCGTTGGTGCATGGTTGGGTGGACCCATCGCCTCGCTCGTGCTGCCCGGGGCCATCGGAATCATCGGCGGCGTCATCACGACGGTGGCCAATGGCGGTGCTTGGTACGACGGGCTGATTGGCGGAATCATCATCGCCGTTGGCGCGTGGTTGCCCGCGGGCAAGCCTGCGCCCGTGCCTCACCCGGGTTCGCCCGAGGTCGTCAACGCCGCTGACGCCGCGAGCGTGTTTCGTCAAAAGGGTCCGAACCCGTGATGGCAAGAGCGCTCGCGCTCATGGTTCTGCTCGCGTCGCCGGGAGGGGTGGCGCGAGCAGAGTCGTTCGATGGAGGCCTCGTGCTCGAGGTCAAGTCCGGCACGCTCATCCTCCCTGACGACGTCGTCATGCGAGTCGACGGCGGTGTGTACATGGACGAAGAAGCGGCCGTCAGGATTGGTCGGGAGCTCCGAGCCTCGAGGTCGCCACCTGTCGTTACTTCAAAGAACAACCCCGCCGTCGCAATCCTCATCGTCGCCGGCATCTGCTTTGCCGGCGGTTTGACGCTCGGTCTTCTCGCCTCGAGGTAACCATGCTGATTCCATCGCCCCCGCCCAACGCTGACGCCGGTACGAGAGGCCTCGTCTCGACAGCGGTACAGACGTTTGCAGGAGTGAAGACATTTCTCGCGCGCATCGTTGCGTCGCTCGGCATCACCGCTGGCCTCGCCCGGCTTGACTTGCGTTCAGACCTCGGCGCGGGCGCGGCTGACGTGTGCAGCGTCGTCGGGTCGACGGTGGCAGATGCGAGCGTGAATGCGACCGCGGACCTATGGAGCGCTCGAACCGGCATCGGTGGAACCGAGGTGACACACGCCCGCATGGTCAAGGGCGCGATGATTATCGATGGCGCGGTTGCCTTCGGGCGATTCCTTTCAGACCGGCCGGGTGTGTCACAAGGTCAAGTCGGACACATCAACGCGCTCGCTGAACTCGGGCTGTACAACTTGAACGGCGCGGGCGCACTCGCGCTGAACTTAGGCACGGGGAACTCCCGGTGCAGCGGTTCGTTCACGGCGGGCGGCAATCTGAACTCGACCGCGGGCGTGTTCGCCGCTGGCGCAGGCGTGAGCGTTGACGTCAGAGGTACGCTCGGCGCGGGCGCCTCCGACGTCGTGAGTAAAGTCGGAACGACTCTCGCCGACGGCTCGGTCAACTCGCTCGCAAAGCTGTTCTCGGTGCGGACAGGCCTCGGCGGGACTGAGGTCGAGAAGGTCTGGTTTGACAAGCAGGGCGATTTTCGGGCCGCTTCGTCTTCGCTGGGAAAGATTCGGGGCGCATCGGCCTCTCTTGGGTTTGTGGCTGTCGATGACTCGCTGGGCGCTCATATGCAGTTCGGCGCCCTGCGTTGGGTTGTTGACTCAGCCAATGCCACGCTGACCGACACAGCTGTTGTTGGGAACATTATTCGATTTGGAAGCAACGGGGCGATGTCGCAACGCGGCACCGACTCGACTGGCACGCCCGGCGCAGCAACCATTAACAAGCCCACCGGGAAGTCGGCTATCGCAGTGGGTGCGTCATCGGTCGTCATCACGAACTCGCTTGTTTCAGCGACTTCACGTGTTCTCATCACCCCGCATGCCCGCGACGCAACGTGTAAAGAACTCATTGCTGTTCCAGCTGCAGGCTCTTTCACGGTATCGGGCACTGCGAATGCGACCGCAGCGCTTCCGTTCAGTTGGCAAGTCGCGGACATCATGTGAGGTGAAAAATGGGAATCGGACGACAGCAGGCACGAGCACTTATTGACTCGGTACGAACTGGTACGCCAAACCGACGCCGTCTGAAAGAGGAACTCGAAGACGCAATCAACCTCCTGCAAGACTTCAAAGCGAAGCTCGACGTGCAAGAGGCGAACGCTGAAAAGGCTTTCGCGGCTGACCGACGGGGCGCATTCAACACGTTCGTTGACGCGCTCCCCGAGCCGCCGACCGACCAGACGCCGTAACCACACGCTTCACAACCCTGAAAGGAACTGAATCATGTCAAAGGGAAACACTTTCGAGAACGACCTGCTGCGGCTCATCTTCAACGCCGTGGCCATCCCCAACATCGCCGACAACGCAGCGACGTCACCGCTTACGAACCTGCAAATCTCGCTGCACACGGCCGACCCGGGTGAGGCGGGTGACCAGACGACGAGTGAAATCGCTTACACCTCGTATGCACGCGTGGCCGTTGCACGCACGTCAGGCGGATTCACCGTGACGGCTAACAGCGTCAGCCCCGTCGCCAACATCGACTTCCCCACCGGCACGGGCGGCAGCGGCACCGCCACGCACTGGGCTGTCGGCACCGCAGCATCAGGCGCCGGAAAGATTCTCTACAAGGGAGCCATCTCACCCACCATCGTGTGCGGCAACGGAATCACGCCTCGCCTCACCACCGCTAGCACCGTCACGGAGGACTGAACCATGCTCGGAACTCATGCACAACAGCTCGAGCGTTGGCTCGGCCGCGACATCGTCGAGTCGCTCTCGGAGTCGATGAGGAAATGGTACGGCCCGCCCATTCCAGTTGGCGGAGTTCCGGGCAAGGTGTTCGTCCACAGTGGTGGTGACTTCCGTGGTCGCATCGGCGCAGGTGTCGGTGCGACTGCACAGTGCATGGTTGAAGACTTCGTGCGCCGATGGCGTAAAGCAGCACGGCTCAACATGGGCACGGCGCACGCGGGCTTCTCTTCGCTGTCCGACCTCATCGCTGAGAGAACGGCAGGCAAGGGCCGGGACTTCTTCTTTCAGAAGGCTGGCACCACTGGCGTCGTCGGCGCGACGAATTCCCTGTGGCGCTTGGGGAACTTCCCAGCGGCTGGCGCTGCAGGTGCAGCCGCGCCCGGTGGAACGGCTCCGACGGACGCAAGCACCGGGGCCTTTCCGTTCGTCAACCCGACGGGTGGGGACACGCAGCATTTCGTGCGCGCGGACGTACTGGCGTCGCTGGCCAACACGCTGCTGTTGTACGACCGCATCTTCGCGGTGGCGAAGACGATGAACAGCACGACGACCGAAGCGGTGACCGGCGCTCCCACGCGGTACCAGAACACCACGGCCGGCACGGCGGACTCGGCGGAGGGGAACTTCCTTTTCGTTGAATGTGGTACAGCCCTTGCGGCCACCGCCCACAACTGGACCGTGTGCACGTATACGGACCAAACAGGCGCCGCCTCAACGCTACCGTCACTCACCGGCAACTCGGGCAACATCGCCAACCGGCTCGACCACCCCGTGGGGCAGTGGTTCGCCTCGCTGGAGACGGGCGACACCGGCATCCGCACGCTGACGCAGATGCAGTGCTCCGCGGCGGTAGCCACTGGCACCATCGATTTCGTCATCGGGCACCCCATCGCCTTCCTGCCGGTGCCGTTGGCCAACATTGCCTGCGTCACCGACGGCATCAACACGGCCTTCAACCTCAGGCGCGTCTTCGACGACGCGTGCCTCGCCTTCCTCGAGGTGCTGAAGCCCGCGACGGGCGCGACGACGTACACGGGCGCCTTCACCACGGTGGCGGGCTGATGGACCCGTTGACTGACATGGCTTTGAAAGCCGTTTCGATGGTCTCACCCGCACTCGCGCAAGCCGAGCGCGAAGACTCACCCGAGGCGTTAGCTGCTGCATTGGCCGCCGCCCGGTTGGTCGTCGAACGGGTCGAGACTGCACTCGCAGGCCGCATCGACGAAGCCACGGTCAACGCTACACAGAACTCGGCGCAAACTGCTTTGGGGTGGTGAGCCATGGCCGGCAGCTTCATTGCAGGGGCGACGAGATTCTTTCGATGGGCTCAACTGCAATGGGCACCAACACTCACGAGTCACGACCCCAACCCACCGCTCCCGTTGGAGTCACCTGTTGGGCCGGGTGTCAACTCCGGCGTTGGTAGCTCGAGCGGCGTCGGCGCTGCGAACGCGACCGGACGAGCGACGGCTTCGTCGACCGCCACGTCGTCAGGCATCGGTGCAGCAAACGCAACGGGCGTCACGGTTCGTCAGTCCGTAGCAAGCAGCGCCGGAACCTCGAGCGCTAGCGCGGTTGGTAGCACGGCGTCCGCTGGCAGCGTGGCTACATCGTCAGGCGTGGCTGCGGCCTCGGGTATCGGCGGGTCGACGTCCGGAGCCACGGCTACGTCGTCAGGCGTTGGAGCCGCAAGCGCGACGGGACGAGCGACGGTTTCATCGACAGCCACGTCGTCAGGCGTCGGAGTCGCGAACGCCACAGGGCGAGCCATTGCCCCGGCCACCGCCTCGTCAGCAGGCGTCGGAGCCGCAAGCGCGACAGGCCGGGCAACTACCTCATCGACGGCTTCGAGCGCGGGCGTAGGCGCAGCAAGTGCTACGGGCGTCACGGTCCGTCAGTCCGTAGCAAGCAGCACGGGCACGAGTGCCGCGAACGCAACGGGCTTCGGCTTTGCAACTGCCACCGCCTCGAGCGCGGGCACGAGCGCGGCAAGTGCTACGGGCCGGGCCGTCGTCTCGGCCACCGCCTCGAGCGCAGGTGCAAGTGCCGCCAGTGGCGTCGGGAGCTCCACCCGGGCGGGTGTCGCGACTGCAAGCGGAACCTCGAGCGCGACGGCTGAAGGG